CATGGTGGGCGGTCAAGCGGCAAAACTTGGGACACGGCTGCAATTGCTGTGTTTTTTGCGTCACAATATCGCGTGCGCATCCTATGCACCCGCATGTTTCAAAACCGCTTGCAAGATTCGGTTTACAGCGAGATAAAATCGCAGGTCGAGCGGTTCAGTTTAACAGATCAATTCGAGTTCACAAAAAACGGCATTATAAACACGGCAACTGGCTCAGAGTTCCTTTTTTACGGCATAGCCCGCAACATCGACGAAATTAAGGGCTTGTCTGGAATAGATATTTTGTGGATTGAAGAAGCCCACAATTTAACTAAAGAAATGTTTGACCTGCTCGAACCAACTGTAATGCGTAATGAAGGGGCGGAAATTTGGGTAGTGTTTAACCCGCGTTCACGCCGCGACTTCGCTTATGATTACATGGTAACCAAGGGGCAGCACCGCCCAGATTATCTAGTTAGACAAATAAATTACACCGAAAACCCATTTCTAAGCTCAACGATGATTAAAACTATCGAAGCAAAACGCTTGGAAGATGAGGACGATTTTAATCACATTTACCGCGGCGAGCCGAGAGACGATGACGACCTAGTTATCATTAAACGAGCGTGGCTACTGGCTTGCGTCGATGCTCATAAAAAGCTTGATATCAAACAGGGGAAAATGCGCGCTGGCTATGACGTGGCGGACAGTGGCGACGACAAAAACGCTTTGATTTTGGCTAGCGGAAACGTGTCGCTAGCGTCCGAACAATGGAAAGCCAAGGAAGACGAGCTTTATCAATCAAGCGAACGGGTTTATAAAGTTGCTCGTGATAATGAAGCAATGATTGTTTACGATGGCTTGGGAGTTGGCGCGGGAACCGGATCTAATTACAAGAAAATCAAGAAAGCCGACACAAGCGGACAAGCTTACAAAGTGGGTGATTGCATAGCATGGAAAGCTAGTGGCGAAGTAATGAACAAGAAAAAATCATTTGACGGCAAAGTTACCAATGGTGAAATGTTTGAAAATGTCAAGGCGCAATCGTGGTGGCATTATCGCAAGCTAGCAATGAACACATACAATGCAATTAACAAAGGGATGGAATTTAAGCCTCATGAGTTGCTAAGCCTAAGCTCAGAAATGGATAACTTAGACCAGTTAATTGATGAGCTATCCGCGCCATATAGAGCGCAAAGTAACAACCTAAAAATGATGGTTGAGAAAAAGTCAGACATGGCTAAGCGCGGCATTCCTTCGCCAAATCTAGCAGACGCTGAAATAATGGCTAAAACGCCGTTTATTCGTGTTCCAAAAGTCATTGTTCAGGGGTTTGATTGATGGTTTTAATTGGCTCTAGATCACCCAGTGCAAACCCATCATAGCAGGTCGAAAAATCGTTAGGCTTTCCGCTCTCGTTAACACCTATATCTAAAGTAGAATCATCGTTACAAGCAATTATCGTAATCATTGCCTCAAAACTGGAATCTTCACCAAAGTGGCGACTACAATCGACATTCACAAAAAGCCCAACTTCCAGCTTGCACCCGTGCTTTTTTTCCCACGCCTCAATGTTTGGGAGGGTTTGTTTTTTAAATGTCATGTTTTACCTGCTGTCTCTTTCAAAACACTAACGCCGCACGCACGGAAGTGATCAATTGCTTTGCATGGCCCTACGCCATTGGCGGCAATTGCTAGATGGCTTTCCGATGACGAAATGTAGCCTACCTCGTAAGGGAAAACTAAAAACCAGCTTCTTATTTTAAACTTATCGGCTAGCTGCAATGCCCTTTTTCTGTTAGCGCTAATTATGTAGTAGTTCATTATATTTAACTCCTTCGTTTTGATAAGCTCATTATTAACCAACCAAGTCAGTTAGTGAAATAACGTTTGGTTATACGATATAGCTATTTGTTATTTCACAATATGCACTGTGCAGGCAATAATCTGGTTAACTTAATCAGGGTGAATCACAATGACAGAAACAACAAACACAATTTCAATAACTGCGGTTTTAAGCAAAATCGCAAACATGACGGAAGATCGCCGCGACGGTGAAATTGATTTTATGCTTAATATGCTGGTGCACGATGGCGAGTATTATTTTTGCCAGCAGCACGGGGTAATTGCCGAGCATGATGTAGAGGGTGATGGGGATAATCATTGCGGGTTTTGCTTTGAAGAAGACAGCGAAACATTAACCCCAGTTAAGAGGATTTATTAATGCCTGAACAAACAGATTTAAAGGCGCTATTCAAGGACGAAATAGCGCTTGAAAGGTTTAAGGTTTACTTGTTGAAAAAAGCGGTTTCACTGCTGACTGATAGCGAGACGGACGCAGCCGACGCAGTAAAGCAAGTTGTTGACGAACTAAGTTAATTTACCCCGCCACCAAAACACGCTAAACTAGCATTAATATATTTTTAATGGTGCTTAGCGTGTCCGACTTTATCATAAACCAAGTAAAAAGTCTCAGAGAGCAAATTCAATTGCAAATGTCGCCCAACTCGCGCAGGCCGTGGGCGTGGGGTGTTTATGGCTACCCCGAAACCCTTTGTTTTTATGACTATTACAACGTCTACAAGCGCAACGCTTACGCAAAGGCGCTAGTGTGGGCTAAGCCCAACACTTGCTGGTCAGATGGATTTAAAGTCATTGAGGGTGACGATACGAGCGACGCAGACAACCGCGACCAAACGCCGTGGGAAAAAGAAGTATCAAGCATACTCAATAAAATAAAAGCTCATCGAGCGCTAAAACTTGCTGACGTTAAGCAGCGTGTTAACCAGTATTCAGCAATTGTAATTCAAATTCGCGGCAGCCAAGAACAAGCTAATTACGAAAACGAACTAACCGGAACACTTGTTGCTGACAATATTGAAAAGCTGCATTTGTTTTATGATGAGCATTGCAAGCCTTGCGCGTGGGAGCAAAACGAAAGCAACCCCCGTTACAGCCTACCAACTTATTACCAAGTGGAATTTAACGTAAACGAAAACAACACGGACGATAAGCAGGGCGTTAAATACATTAAAAAAATCCATTGGTCGAGAGTTATTATCCTGAGCGAAGGGGTTATGCCTGATGACCTAAGCGGTGAAAGTGTACTTGAAGCCCCTTATAACAATTTTATCAACCTTGAAAAAGTTCAAGGCGGCGTTGGTGAAGGGGTTGCATTTAATGCGGCTGCAAAAGTCGCATACGAAACCACAGGGGACGGAGACGAAATAGACGTTGACGAAACCACGGGCGAACCCGCAAGCGATGAAAAAAAAGGAAAATCGCTTGCAAAGGCTATGGTCGCATTTAGGAATAAAATTGAAGCCGCTTTGCTGGTTGGCAAAATGAAGCCGCACATGCTCAATACCAAGATCGAGTATAAGCACGAATACGTCGATAAAGAAGTGCAAGCAATCGCAGCTAGTGACGGGGTGCCAGAGAAGCGCATAACAGGGGCGCAAACTGGGCGGTTAGCGGGTGATAGCGATGAAACTGGTTTTGGCGTTACGTGTAAAGCGCGACAAGCGGGTTATTGCACTGACAGCATCTTGCTGTTAGTTGAGTGGCTAATTAAATATAACATTGTTAAACCAGTCGATGACATTTCAGTGTGGTGGCCTGATTTGTTAGCCCCAAGTGATCAAGACAAAGTTGACATTGTAGAAAAGATGACAAAAGCCAATCAGCAACAAATGGTTGCAACTGGCGAGGTGTTATTTAGCACTAAGCAAATGCAAACAATAATGGGCTATTCAGACCAGCCAGATGACGAGCGCGATTTAAGCGATTTAGCGGGCGAAGATGAAACCGACTAAGATCGAGCAAATACCAACTAGACAACTCACAAATTGGACTGACGCAAAGCGCGCTATTAATGCGCGTTTAAAGCGTGGGCGCAAATCAGTTGTTAATGCTATTTATGACATACCTGTTAAAGCCGTCAACATTGAAAATAATCGCACTCGGTACGAATATTTAATAACACCAGAGCGCTTGACTCAGATACCCAATGAAATAAATGACATAATAAGTCAACTATTACAGGTTGAAGGGCTTAAGCCACAAAGGTGGTTTTTTGACCAGTACATAAACAAAGCTTATCAAAGCGGCACAGCTACAGCGGCGGCTAACATATCAGCACAAGCGGCGGTAGCTGGGTCAGCGGCAGTTGGGCAACTTGAGCTAGAAAACATACTATTTAGCGAGCCATATCGAAGACGCATTGAAATAGCGGGGTCGCGTGCGTTTAACAATATGCAGGGGTTTGCAGGCAGTAACGCAATTGACCTAGGCCGAATTATGGTTGAGGGAATTGCAATGGGTGAAAGCCCACGGCAAATCTCTATTGCAATGCAAAAACGATGGCGTGAAATGCCACGTTATCGAACTGATAGGATCGCTCGAACTGAAGTTAACAAAGCTTTTACTGATGCACGTATAGAGCAAGCAGTAGACGCTAACAAGCGTCTTGGATTGGATGTAAGACTAATGCATGTTAGTGCGTTAGTTCCCGCGACACGACCGACGCACGCGGCGAGACATGGCAAAATATACACTATGGACGAGCAAGAAAGATGGTGGTCAGAGGGTAGTAATAGAATAAATTGCCTTTGCTCAACAACAGAAGTGCTGTATATCAAAGGCAAGCCAGTAAATAAAAGCGTTATCGAGCGACAAAGGGAAAGGGGCGAGGCTTATTTTGGGAAATAAACGGGCGTTATGCCCGTTTTTATTTACTTAACAAAAAAATATTTATTTCCATCGGTGCGAATTTCACCGCGCCCAATGCCAAACCAGAGACAATTATTGACGTGTTCAAGGGTAACGGACACCTTGTAAGTCACTAACCGATATATCACCCTAAGCGTTTCGCCTTCTTTGCTTTCTTTTAGGACCTTCAAAATCAACCCATAATGCTTAGGCGCTTTCGCTTTTTCCGGCATTGTTGCTGACAGCGCGTTTACCGATACAGTAGGCACTGGCAAGCTATTAACTGGCGCTTCTTTACAAGCTAACTTTGCTAGCTCAGCTAGACGTTGTTGCTCGGTGGCGTAGACCATTAATTTTGCTACTTCTTCAAAGTTAAATAGCGTTCTCATTTTGTTTTATCTCGTGTGGTTAAGTTGGGCTAATGATAGCTATAAACGACCCGCATGATAAATAACAAATAGTTATACGTTATGCGTTTTTGTTATTTTGCATAGCTGGCGCTTGAGTGTAGATTTAGTGTTATCGAAACAAAGCGGGATATTAAAATGAAATTTGAATATTTAGATTTAGAAGCGGCGGTAACTTATTTAAAGGGTAAACTGAAGGAAGCTGATGTATATCCATTAACAAGTTTCACTACGCTGGCAGAAGGGGCGCTAAGATCAGCAATACCACCCGTAATAGACTGGGATGGTGTTGAGCCGTTGCGGGTCAATCATCGGGTCAAGTGCTGGGATTGCAAAGTGGTAATTACGGAGTTAGACCCGTCCTACCCGTTTGCTTGCGTAAAACCAAATAATTTACCAATGTCAGTGGTTAATGTTGATGAGCTAAGGCCAATCAAACCAAAACCAATTAAAATAGATCACAGCTCGTTAGCTGGGTCGGGTATTGATTGTATTAGCAAATCCGGCTCAATATTTAGGCCTTGTCCGAATACAACGAGAACTATAGGTTCAATCCGAATGAATCACCCAATGGCGTTAACTATCGAGCAGATTAATCTAATTCCAAAGGGTTATGCTGTTGAGTATTTCAACGGAAAATCTGGTGACTTTCACACTTGCACGGTGACCGGAATTAAAGAAGGATACGAGCTATGAAAACAAGCCAATATTATGCCGCAGGTGTTAGCGCCTGCATCCTGCTAGCTAGCGTTGCT